ATGCCCTGTAATCATATTTACGCCTGAATTAAGGGAATTAGCGCGACCAGCACTAAAACCACCTTTCCAACGATGCTTGATGCAGGTATCTTCATTAACCCAAAATGACCAGCAAGGAAGCCATTTAGGGAAGTATTCTTTAAGGGTTGTACCCCTTACCCCTTCAAAAGCTGGCAAGTTCTCTATGATCCGCATTTCAAGCCTAGCATCGTGATTTCCCAATGGCCAATATAACTTAGCACCCTTGGACACAGCTTCAATTTCACCCATAAAGTGCTGGCAAGCTTCAAGTTCTTCTGCCACCGAAGGGATAGCGTTCCAATCTTGCCTAGGAAATCTGCTAATTGAAGACCCATCTAGCGCATCACCGTTACATACTACGGCTGTAGGCTTAAACTCTTTAATCATTTCTAACAAAGCTTTAAACGCTGTAGTGGTTTGGTCAGGCCAAAAATGGGCATCTGAAAACACAATGATGCGACCCTTTTCTAACTCCATGCCCCTACGGGTATTGCCTACTGTTTGCTCTGTCTTTTTATAATCAGAGATTCGTTGGTCTTTAAAACTGGGTAACTCTAATCCCAATCTTGTTTCTATTGAGCGCCTGCGGTTATATACTGCTCTTTCAGACATTGCATGAATCTTAGCGAAAGATAATGGCGAACCGATCTTTTTCCATTGTTCTATAAATTCTTCATCCGTTAAATGATAGCCAGCCATTTATAACCTTTATAATGGTAAAGTTAGCCAATACTAATCTATTTTAATGGAAAATCAATGACATACGCACGAATTGACACAAACCATAAAGAAATAGTCAAAGCGTTGCGTGAAGTGGGCGCGACTGTTGTATCTTTAGCGTCTATGAAACACGGTTGCCCTGATCTTTTAGTGGGATACGCTGGGGAGAGCCTATTGATGGAAATAAAAAAAGACAGTAAAGCCAAATTTACTCCTGACCAGCTAGATTTTATGGGCAAATGGAAAGGCGGCCCAATCAGTCGGGTAGATAACGTAGATGCTGCAATTCGCGCATTGGGGGTAATCCAGCGTGTTAAGTAAATATTTTCATAAATTTGAAAAAGCATTATCCAAAGAATTTTGTGAATACTTAATTAAATCAATTGATTGGGATAAATCACAAACTGCTAAAGTTAATAGAATTACTGAAAGCGAAATAGACCCAAACGCTAGAATTACCAATATTTACTGGGAAGAACTGTTATCCCCGATTGGATGTGTCATTCAAGCTTATATTATTGAAGCCAATAAAAACTGGAACTATGACATTCGTAGGCTAGAAAAAGTACAAATGTCCCAATATGGGATTGGTGGTCACTATGATTGGCACATAGATTCAAAAGTTCCTGTAAACGATGAGCAACGAAAACTATCCATTAGCATCTTGTTAAATGATAATTTTGAGGGTGGCGGTCTTGAATTAACATCAAATAAAAATGAAAATGTATTAAAATATCAGGGAGATATTGTGGTTTTTCCATCTTTTGTACGGCATAGAGTATTACCTATAACAGATGGAACTCGTTATTCAGCAGTTTCGTGGGCATATGGCCCTACATTTAGGTGAGATTATGGAAAAGTCAATGGCGTTGTTTTTAGCAACTTTGCTCCACGCAGGTACAAATACACATTTTTTCCATTGGGCTACCAAGTCTTACGCAAAACACAAAACACTGGGTCATTTTTACGAGAGCATTATTGAAAATGCAGATGCTTTGGCTGAGTGTTATTTTGGCATATATGGACAGATAACCCAGTTTCCTAGCACATACCATATGCCTAAAGAGCCATTGGCATACCTACAATCTTTACAATCTTTTGTTAAAGACGCTAGACCTGACCTGCCACAAGATTCAGAAATTGTTCAATTGATTGACAATATCGCGCAAGACATCGACACAACCATCTATCTACTTAAATTCAAAGGTTAATATGCCACTCGACAAATCAGGATCAGCCGAATCAATCGGCAAAAACATTAAAGCTGAAGAAAAAGCTGGTCGCCCTAAAAAGCAGGCTTTAGCGATTGCCCTCAATACAGAGCGTGAATACGCTAAAGGCAGCCGTAAAGCCAAGCTTGAAGCCCAATACGATAAATATATGGGCGAAAAAGAGTGAAAAACGGCCTTTACGCCAATATTCACGCTAAACAAGAGCGTATCAAGCATGGTTCAGGCGAACACATGAGAAAAGCTGGCAACAAGGGCGCGCCCACAGCTAAAGACTTTAAAGAATCTGCTAAGACTGCAAAGCCACAAAGCAGAAAAGATATGATCCGCGACAAGATGAAGGATATGTAATGGAACACATGAACCACAAATACAAAAAAGAAGATGCTATGTTGCGTAACCACAAGCAATCTACCTTTGAAAAGCAACAAGCTGACCGCATAGCCCGTAGAAAAATGATTTCTAATAAACTCAAAGACTTGGATAAAGAAGTCAAATAGTAGTAGAATTAACTTATCTTAATCAACCACTTGGTTAAATATGAAAATTCAAGATGTTGCTGTAAATAAGCTAATACCTTATGCAAAAAACAGCAGAACCCACAGCCCTGAACAAGTAGGGCAGATTGCCGCCAGCATTAAAGAGTTTGGATTTAGAAACCCAATTCTTGTAGATGGGGTAGGCATCATAGCTGGGCATGGTAGATTATTAGCCGCCCAAAAGCTAGGCTTAGACAAAGTACCCACAATAGATTGCTCTGATATGACTGAAAGCCAAAAGAAAGCTTACATCATTGCTGACAATAAGCTGGCTATGAACGCAGGTTGGGATAACGCTATGTTGATTATTGAAATGCAAGAATTAGAGGATAAAGGCTTTGATTTAACATTGTTAGGATTTGAAGATAAAGAGTTAAATGCTTTGTTGCAGCCTGAAATTGTTGATGGGCTAACCGATGAAGATGCTGTTCCTGATGTTCCAGATGAACCTAAAACAAAGTTAGGTGATATATATATCCTTGGAAATCATAGACTTATGTGCGGTGATAGCACAAATATTGATGATATAGAAAAGTTAATGGATGGAAAAAAGGCTGATATGGTATTTACCGATCCCCCTTATGGCATTGGATATGAATATGACGAACATCAAGATAATGACAATAATGCCAATGCTCAATTAGTTTGGGATGTGTTTGCTTTACATGATTGTGGCAAAGTATGGACATCAGGTTTAATGAATTTAGCTAGAGATATTGAGCGATTTGGAAAAGCTAAAGTTGCTGTATGGCATAAAAAATTTGCTATGGCAGGCAATGGTATGGGTGGAGCTTCCACATGGGAGCCAATTTTAATTTTAAATCCTCAAAAGAAAGGTTTAAATAACGATGTTTTAGTTATTAAAACTGATAAAGAATTTGTTAATGGCAAAAACCTTAGAGAATTGCATTCTTGCCCAAAACCTGTAGGTTTGTATCAAGAATTAATAGATAGCCTTTCTGAGAATAAATCTAATATTTTTGAACCATTTTGTGGGTCAGGAACAACTTTAATTGCTTGTGAAAAAACAAATAGAAAATGCTTTGGAATGGAAATATCCCCACGATATTGTGATGTCATAATTAATCGTTGGGAAGAATTTACGGGCAAAAAAGCCGTACTTTCGGAGTTATAAAATGGCACAGGGAAAAGAACACAAGCCTACCGAAACCACTAGAGAGCAAGTTAAACGGCTTTCTGCTTTGGGTTGCCCACATGAGGACATAGCAACACGCTTAAAGATTAGTGCTGATACGCTTGTCAAATATTACAAGGATGAGTTAGACGAAGGGCGCATAGACGCCAATGCCGCTATTGCTGGCACATTGTTTAGCCAAGCTAAAAAAGGTAATACGGCTGCCGCTATCTTTTGGCTAAAGACACGCGCTAGATGGAAAGAAACACAGGTAAATGAGGTTACTGGGGCTAATGGTGGTGATGTTAGGATAGCTTGGGCAGATGAGTAGCCCTATAAAGCTAAAATACCGCCCTAGAAGCGTTTTTGAGGATTTCCACACCCGTAAACAACGCTGGGCAGTAATTGTGGCTCACAGGCGTTGTGGTAAGACTGTGGCTTGTATTAACGATCTTATAGTCAAAGCTTTGCTAGAAAACAAACCTCACGCTCAATATGCTTATATTGCCCCTTTTTACAGTCAAGCCAAAAGTGTGGCTTGGAGATATTTGGAACGCTTTTCTGAACCTGTAATGACTAAGGCCAATCAATCTGAATTATGGGTTGAATTGATTAATGGGTCTAGGATTAGGCTATTTGGAGCAGATAACCCTGATGCTTTGCGTGGAAATTTCCTAGATGGCGTAGTTTTAGACGAAATGGCCGATATGAAGCCGTCAGTATGGGGTGAGATTATCCGCCCATTACTAGCAGATAGATTGGGTTGGGCTACCTTTATTGGAACGCCTAAAGGCCACAATGCCTTTTATGACATTTATAACGAAGCCACAAAAAAGCCTAATTGGTATGTAAAAGTGTTACGAGCAGATCAAACAAACCTTTTGCCGCAATCAGAATTAGATGATGCTAAGGCAACAATGTCAGATAATCAATATGAACAAGAATTTCTTTGTAGCTTTGAAGCAGCCATATTAGGGGCATATTATGGACAAGAGATGCGTAGGATTACTGATATGGATAGGATTACTACTGTCGATTACGACCCTATGTTTCCTTGCCATACTGCTTGGGATCTTGGATTTAACGACAGTACAGCGATTTGGTGGTTTCAAGTGGTTTATGGGGAGATACGGGTTCTAGATCACCACTCATCTAACGGCCAAGCTATTCCATTCTATACAGGATTAATTGCCCAAAAAGAAGATGAGTTTGGTTACAAATACGGATACCATTACCTACCCCATGACGCTAGGGCTAAAACTTTGGCTAGTGGCGGTAAGAGCATAATCGAACAAATTGCGACAAAAATTGACATAAAACATTTAAAAATTGTTCCAAACCTATCACTTCAAGACGGAATCCAAGCATCAAGGCTTGCATTAACTCGCGCTTGGTTCGATAATAGATGTGAAGAAGGTATCGAATGTTTGCGTCAATATCAAAGGGAATGGGATGATGATAAGAAAGTATTTCGGGATCGCCCAAAACACGATTGGACAAGCCACTCTGCCGATGCGTTCCGCTATCTATCAATCGTATGGAAAGATGAGGATAGCCCTATCCTTAAAGACACAAGAGTTACAGGACTTCATGTTGGCCAAACTGATGTCAGCTTAAACGAATTATGGAAACAAACCCCCAAATCAACTTTTAAAAGGATTTAATCATGTCAGGCGTAAATCAACCATTTGGAACATTCTACGAAACTGTAGCCGCATCACAGACTGCTCAAGTTTTAGGCGTTACTGGCGCAGCAGGAGATACTTTAATGCGTCTAATCGTAACTGTAGGCGTATCTTTAACAGGAACTGTATCCTTGTTAGACGGTGCAACATCTTATCCATTAGTAGCGGCCAGCACACCTATTGGCGTGTATGTGATTGATATTGCCGCTGTATCAGTAAACGGTGCTTGGAAAATTACTACTGGCGCAGGCGCAACTGTATTTGCTGTAGGCAATTTCACTTAAGGATTTACTATGGATCATACATACCAAGATTGGTATACCACGATTGCAGGCTACGAGCGTAGTTTTAAGGAGTGGGAAGGCCGTACAGATAGAATCATTAAACGATTTAGGGATGACAGCCGCACTAGAAACAATCCTAATGCCAAGTTCAATATTCTATGGAGCAATGTACAAACCATTACCCCAGCTATCTTTGCAAGACTTCCACGCCCTGACGTTAGTCGCAGATTTAGGGACAATGATCCAATAGGGCGCGTAGCGTCAATGATGCTTGAACGGGCATTGGATTATGAGATTACCCATTACGGTGATTACAAATCCGCGATGAATCAATCAGTTCAAGACCGTTTGCTTGGTGGTCGTGGTACTAGCTGGATTCGTTATGAGCCACATATTACTGGCAAAGCCAAAGAAGATGAGATGGAAGGTGCTGATGTACCTGATGATGGCTTTGAAATTACTGGCAATGCAGACGAAGCAGAAACCGAAGGCGGTATTTACCGTGAAGATCAAGAGCGTATTGAGTATGAGTGCGCGCCCGTTGATTATGTTTATTGGCGTGACTTTGGGCATACCATTGGCCGTACATGGGAAGAAGTAACAGCCGTATGGCGTAAAGTTTATATGGGCAGAGAAGCCCTTGTTGAACGCTTTGGCGAAGAACTTGGCGGTCAGATTCCATTAGACACAAAGCCTGACAATACAAAGACTTACAACGAGAAGATGGGCGAAGGCGCATCCGAAGCTTGTATATACGAAATATGGGATAAAACCACAGGTGAAGTAATTTGGCTATCTAAGTCAATGAGCAAAATCCTTGACACTAGACCTGACCCGCTTAAGTTAGAAAACTTTTGGCCTTGTCCTAAACCTTTGTACGCTACATTAACTAGCGATAAGCTTGAGCCTATCCCTGATTTTGTATTGTACCAAGACCAAGCAAGACAGTTAGACACGCTGGCAGACCGTATTGATGGATTCATTCAAGCCCTTAAAGTTCGGGGAGTGTATGACGCTTCTGAACCAAGCCTTGCCCGTTTATTTTCCGAAGGTGAAAACAATACTTTAATTCCAGTTAAAAATTGGAACGCATTTGCTGAGAAACAGGGTATGGCAGGGGCTATTAACCTTGTAGACATACAGCCAATCGCGGCAGCTTTGACTATGGCTTATCAGGCTATGGAACAAGTTAAGGGTCAAATTTACGAGATTATGGGTATTGCTGATATTCAGCGTGGACAGACTGATCCTAACGAAACCCTTGGCGCACAGATTATTAAGTCTAACAATGCTGCTGGTCGTTTAAAGACTATGCAACACGCAGTAGTAGACTTTGCAACAGAACTGTTATCTATCAAAGCGCAAATCATTTGTAACCATTTTACCGATGAAACTATTGTTAAGATTAGTGGTGCAATGCAACTAAGCGATGCAGATAAACCATTGATTCCGCAGGCTTTAGCTTTATTGCGTGATGAAGCAGCTAAAAACTTCCGTATCGAAGTTACTAGCGATTCAATGATTTTCCAAGATGAGCAACAAGAAAAAGCAGACAGAATTGAATTCTTACAGGCTATGGGCGCATTTTTCAAAAATTCTATGCCAATGATTCAAAGTGCTCCTGCTTTAGCACCTATGCTGATGGAAATGCTTAAATTCTCTGTAACAGCTTTCAAAGCTGGCAAAGGACTTGAAGGAATTATTGATGAAACTGCTGACAAGATGCGCGAACAAGCAAAATTAATCGAAGGAAAACCTAAGCCACCTACACCTGAGATGCAAAAGCTTCAAATGGAAGCGCAGATGGAACAAGCTAAGATGCAAGCCCAAGGCCAAGCTAAACAAGCTGAAATGCAAATGCATATGCAACTTGAACAACAAAAAATGCAAATGCAGATGCAGCTTGAGAAGGCTAAACAAGAGTACCAAGCCCAAGAGAATCAGCTTAAATTCCAATTGGAAGATCAGCGTAATCGTCAGCAAGCCGATATGGATATGAAAGTCGCGCAAATGAAGATGAATACAGAGCGCAATACTCAAGTCTTGTTAGCCCACATTAATAACGGTGCTAAGATTGAAGTGGCTCGTATTGGTGCTGATGAATCTAGTGGTGAGCAAGCTTATTTAACTGAAGAAGCTATGGCTCAGTCTATGGAACACCCACTTAAACCTATTGCTGATGCTATTGGTCAAAGTAACGCCCAAATGACACTAGCTTTAACAGACTTGGTAAATACCATAAACGAAAACCACAATAGACCTAAACAGGTAGTACGGGGACAAGACGGTAAGATAATCGGAGTTCAATAAATATGGCTATTACAGTCAAGCATAAGTTTGTAAGTGCCATTCCTGATGCTGGTGATCCCACGATTGTCCAGCCGTCTAACTGGAACGATGACCACGATTTAGTTGGTACTATTCCTGTAGCTAATGGTGGTACTGGTGCGTCTACCGCAAATGATGGATTTAATGCTCTTGCCCCTAGTCAAACAGGTAATAGTGGCAAATACCTTACTACTAACGGAACAGACAGTTCTTGGGCTACAA